TTCAACGAGGAGTCGGGGTAAGGTTAGGGCGCTGCCCAGGCGTAGTTATCCCCGATCTAAAAGGATTTCATATAGGTCAGATTCCTATCGAGCAGTACCGGCGAAGACAAAGCGCAAAATCAGGAAGATTTTGACGACTTTGCAAGCCGAAGTGGCGCGTCCGCGCCATAAAATGAAAAAGAGCCAGCCGCCTGGGAGAGAACAGGTCAGTCTTGCACTGCACGAGCCTGTGAGTTCACCGTTAGGTGCGCGGTGCAAGCAAAGACCAGGTTCGAATAGGTCCAAGGGCGGTGGCTCTAGGGATTTTGTTCCGTGGTGTAACAGAGGAAGGAGATAGTCGTGGACTGGATGGGACCAGCAGGAGAGATAGTTGGCTCTCTGATGTCAGGACGCTCGGGACGAAGGGCTAATGAGGCCGCTTGGGATCGAATGAAGTACGGATTTCTTCAGCAGAATATTTGGAGAGCTGAGGATCGTTGGGATCAGTACAATTTCGCCCACAATGCTGCCGGATGGAGGATGAAGGATATTTTCCGCGCAGCTGATGAGAGTGGCATTCATAGGCTAGCGGCCCTGGGAGGAGGCCAAGGGGCCTCGTACACGCCAGGTCAGCAGTCTCCGGGGGGTATACCCCAGCCGATGGCAACAGAGGGCCTGGGAGACGCTATAGGGACGGGCTTACGTGCTATTTCAGAGGCACGTGCCAGATCGAGGGCGGAGAAGCAGGCCACGAAGGAGAGTAATGCTCGTATAAAGGTCGATGAAGCTCAGGCCAGGTTGTACGAAGCAAGGTCGAGGTCGGAGATAGCAAATGCCAGGGCTGCGACGCTCGGAGGCCCGGCTGCGAAGGGTGAGGATGATTTTGCACCAAAGCTGAAGAACGTACTTGAGGTTGTGAAAACAACGTCGGGAAAGGAGGTGCCAGTGCCAGTGGCGTCTGATCCAGGAGAAATGATGATGGGTGCTTTGGTTGACGCTATTGGCGACGTGGGCACTTTGTCAGAAATGGCAGGTAAGAATGTTACTTATGCAGACGTGAAAAGGTCGGCGTATGAGGTTTTGGTTAGAGGTTTGGCAGGAGTTGGTGTCGATGATTTGGTGAAGCTTGCGAAAACAGCAGGTAGTGCAAAGAAAAGAAAAAGGAGAGCAGCAAGACGTAAAAGTACTGGGTCAATACGCTGGTAAGGAGAAAAGGAATGGCACGTAGAAAATCTAGAAGTCGTCGTCGTAAAAACTATTCGAGCAAAGGACCGCGTAGGCATGCTCGACAGTTGAATAAACTTGTAGGAGATCGGCTATGAGAAGGAACCTTTTCAATTTGTCACACGAACACAAGACATCGGTTGATATGGGTTATTTGGTTCCGGTTTTGACAGAGGAAGTGTTGCCGGGTGACACGTTTATTCACTCTGTGTCGGCACTCACAAGGGTGGCGCCTTTGGTGCATCCTTTGATGCATCGTGTAGAGCTCAGGTTTCACACCTTTTATGTTCCTAATCGGATTCTTTGGTCCGGTTGGGAAGATTTCATCACGGGTAAGAACGACGTCGATCCAAAGCCAGAATATACAACGACAGGAACGAATGAGCAGTTGCTGGATTTTATGGGTATACCGCCGCAGGCGGGTCTCGTAGTCGATCAACTGCCTATTCTTGCCTACAACCTTTGCTGGAACGAGTTTTATCGTGATCAGGATTTGCAGGTTGAGCGCGATCTTGACGACGTGACGGTAGCCAGGTGCGCTTGGCAAAAGGATTATTTCACTGTTTGCAGGCCGCAACCGCAACAGGGTGATGCTGAGCCTATTCCGTTGTCAGGGCGAGGTAGGATTGCTGTTGAGAACGCGGACACAGATAGGGACGTTGCTCTTGAGATACGAGCTGGTGCTACACCGACAGACTTCTACTATTCAGTCGACGGACAGGGTGACACGGACGGAATGTTTGTTAACCTCGATGAAGGTAATATTTCTGTTGATGATCTGAGGAGGTCCATTGCTTTGCAGAGATTTGCTGAGGCACGGATGCGCTTTGGGTCTCGTTATGTGGATTATCTTCGATATTGCGGTGTGAATCCTTCAGACGGTCGCCTGGATCGACCTGAGTACCTAGCAGGTGGTAAAGAGACACTAAGTTTTTCAGAGGTTCTTTCTACGGCCGAGACGGCCGAGAGTAATGTCGGTGACATGTACGGGCATGGTATAGCAATGGGTAGTCAGCGGAATTACAGGAAGAATTTCGAGGAACATGGTTGGGTTTTGACTCTGATGTCGGCAAGGCCAAAGACGGTTTATGCCGATGCGGTGCCGCGGAAATTCTTGCGTAGGGACGCAATGGATTACTGGCAGAAAGAGTTAGAGGTTCTTCCCTGGCAGGAGATCAAGGAAAATGAGATTCACAAAGCGGGTTCGGAATCGACGGTCTGGGGTTATGCACCGCGGTATGAAGAATATCGACACGGGGTGTCGCATGTGTCGAACACTCTCAGGGGCGGCACAGAAAATGACTGGCATATGGCGCGGGAATTTACGACACCACCGGCGCTAAATGGCTCGTTTGTCGAGTGTACGCCAACAGATCGAATTTACCAGGATACCAACATGCCTGATTTGATTGTCAATGTGATGCACAACCTGAAGGCAGCACGATTGGTTGGTCAGACAGCAAGTATGGGAACGAAGCTATGACTTTTAAGACGCCTACTGGGAAAGAAAACGAGTGGAAGCTTGGTTACTATGGGAATCATATGGTTGAGGTTAGTTGTACCTGTCCTGTTCTCATGTCTCTTGATGCAGCTCCCGTCAGATCGTTTGCTATGGGAAATCACAAATTTCGTGTGAGGGGTGGTCCCGGAACATTGACGTTTGATCGATCGGAAAAGGGAGCTGTCGTCAAAGTGACGATAAAGTCGGTTCCTTCGACGGTGGGTGAGAGTGTCAACAATGATCCACCGCCTCAACCAGCTCGTCCGGATAATTACCTGGCACAGGTGAGAGAAAAGGTTCGTCAGTCTATGGGTGTTCAGCGTGAAGCGTTCGGAGAAAGGAAGGGTGCTTATGAGACAGATAGCCAGTTATTTGAGGAGGAAGAACGGGCCGTTATCGCAGAAAAGGCTGAGAAGGTCAGGAAAGATCGTTCCAGGAAGCTTGAAAAGCAAGAGGTTGGGGATGATGAAGGAGTTGACAACAAGAAAAACCGTCAAAATGACGGATCTTCCCGACAAGGTGATGTCGGTGTCCGTCAAAATGACGAAGTGACGAAAGGTAATTCCGATAAAGAGACGGAATGAGGAATAAGTATTTGGTTGACCTAGCGTCAACTTTGATATGCTTCACTACGTGCCGTTTGGTACATTGAAATCTTAAAGGGCCTTCCCAGCACGCAAGAATGCAAGGGGAGGCCCTTTTTTGTGATTCGGCAAATTAGGTAATTTGCATATGAAAGGGTATAATGCGGTGAGCGGTGTCCACTTATCTTGACGTGGACTACGTGAGTTAACACGAGGAACAGAATGAAATGCAGAGGCAAGATCCACTTAGGAAGGACCAAGAGGGGCTTGTTCCCCAAGATCCCCTGCGGACAGTGCCTCCATTGCAGGCTGGACCGGCGGGACAAATGGGTCACGAGATGCTTATTGGAATCCCTAGGCGCTTCCATAGGGCAATTTTGGACGCTGACTTTCTCAGACGGAGGTCTGCAAACTTTGCAGGAAAAGGGCGCAAGGCGGTTACGAGACAACTTATTGAACGGCTTGCGAATGAAGGAACGGCGAGCTGGGATTCAGCCGACGATCCGCTCTTTTGGTGTCTTAGAGCGTGGGGAAACATTTGGACGCCCCCACCTCCATCTTCTGATGTGGAACCATCTCAACTCGATTTTGCCCAGCTCCGTGTACCGGGAGGGTTTGCCCCGACCACGATTGTTTATCGATCAATGGCCGCATGGGCATGTAGATTGTCAGCCCCTGAACTCCAAGTCCGCGCGTTATGTTTGCAAATACATCGCCAAGTTCGAGCTGGAGAGACCGGAAAACAATATCGCTTTCCATTGCCAAAAACCTGCTCTTGGCTCCGTTGGCTTGGAATTGCTTGTGAGAGATATTTCCCGATCCCCGATCAGGAATTGGGAACATTCAACGCTCATTACGATAGATGGCAGGAGATGGGCTTTAGACCAGACGATGCTAAGTTTGTATTCGAAGCTTTGCAGGAAGTATTCGATCCGCCACGAAGCGGATACCTTAGAGAAAAAACGAGCTATGGAGATTGCTAGGTTTACTGCTGAACAGGAGGAACCCTACCATGTTACTGATCGGAAAATTCGGACCGAGGAAACAAGAGAACGAATGTTTCAGCGGACTTTGGAAAAGCGTGAGCTGCGAAAGTTTCAGGTGTGGCAGCGAGCTGCGGGTTTAGCGAATGGCTCGCAGATCCAAAGCTAGAACGGGTTCAGTATCACATCGAAGGAATTCAACGAGGAGTCGGGGTAAGGTTAGGGCGCTGCCCAGGCGTAGTTATCCCCGATCTAAAAGGATTTCATATAGGTCAGATTCCTATCGAGCAGTACGG